CTGCGACCGCTGGATCTAATGAAAAAGATCCAAATACTGCTAGTAAGTTCCCCAACCAAGGAGTAAGCATCTGATGGCAGCTGCAACATTAGGTAGTCGTCTCGCCGGTAAAGTATTAGGTCAGTACTTGTCTGGAGTAGGCGGTAAAGGCATTGCTGCTGCACAGAAAGTTGGCGCAGGAGCTGCAGCTGTCGCTGGCCGAAAAGTTCCTCGTTTAGCCGCAGGATCACTCGGTGGCCGGATTCTGGAAGAAACCGTTGCTACTGGAGCCGTGATGGGAGGTGCTGCGTTACTCGGTGGCGCTGCCGATCTGCTGTATAAGCCGCGTTCAGGCCAAGCCACCGGATCGGCGTACTCTTTGCCTATCCAACAGCAGTATGAAGCTGCTTCTGCTTTGGAGCAGCAAAAGTTTGAACACCAGATGGCGATTATCCAAGCTCGTCAGAACGCAGCGGTCGATCAAGCTAACTACGGAATGACGACAAACATGGTCGATCCCATGTCTATTGCAAATCAACTTTTTAAATCCCAGGAGTATTGATCATGTCTTTATCTGACAATCCTTTTGCTTACGGAAGCGGTAAGTTCTCTGTTCTTGGGAAAGATGTTCCTAGCCTTGGAGACACGGACTGGGGATCGATGGTTGGTCCGGAAGCCTTCAGAGGTTTTACTAGTAGTGACAAGGGCGAATCAGGTGACTCTGGCGGTAAACCAAAAGCCATTGATTTCGTGAAAGCTTTTGCAATGAATGCCTTTGACAGCGGCGCCGGAAGTAGAAAATGGCGTGATGAAGCAGAGAAGGAATCTGGTCCAAAAATTGGCACTGGTACCAGTGGTGGTGGTGGAAAGGTTCTCGAAAATCTTGGCGTTGTCTATCCGCAACAACACGGACCAATTGTTATTCCTGGTGTTCAAAATCAAAGAGGAACTCGCGGCGGCACGATCGGTCGTCTTGCTGGTACAGCACTCGGTCTTGGCGCATCTGCCCTGATCCCTGGTGTCGGCCCGATGGTCGGTGCTTCGATCGGCGGAGGCCTTGGCGGCGGTGTTGGCGGGCTCTTTGATTGATTTAGGTTGATTTATTCAACCTAAAATACTTTCATAAGAAAAAGTATCTAAATCATGGTTCTCCCTTTAGCCGCTCTGCTTCCTGTTGGAGGTGCCGTCCTTGGAGGTGTTGAGGGATATAAGCGCTCCGGCGGTAATCTTGGCACGGCTCTTTTAGGGGCAGGACTTGGCGCAGCTGGTGGCGGAGGCCTTCGGATGGCTGGCACCAAACTTGCTGGGATGCTGGCAGGGGCAAGCCCGCTGACTCAACTTGCTACAGCTAAAGCTGCTAAAGGCGTTGCTCTCAGTCAAGCTGATAAACTCGCTCTTGCCGTTCCTGGTGCGCTGGGCGTTGGCGGTGCAGCGCTTGGCCTTCCTCTTGCAGCTGGCGCAGCCGGTGATATTGCACAAGGTGTGACCGGACTTACAGGCCGCACTGCTCAAGCAGGCGCTGGCGTTATCGGTTATACCAGCACTGGCGAACCCGTTTATGGCGGTCAAGCCGTTCCTGGCGGAATGGGTTCCTATGGTCCGACTCCTCCGACCGGTGATCCTCTGTCGGTGTTAGGCCCTGAAGGTATGGGACGCCGTCTTGAGCAGCTGAAGTCTGCTGAGACCCAGCGTGATGCGATGCGTCTTCTGCTTCCTGAAATCTACAAAGCCTCTGAAGCTCGCTCCAAGTCTGAGTTCGAGCGCAACATGGCTGCTGCTGGCATTCGCCAAAACATCGCAACTCGTGCCGCAATGCTTCAGGCTGCTCAACAGGCTGGGCTGGGCATGGGTGCTCAAGCCGCTTCTCAGGCTGGCGGTGCACTAACTTCCCAGTATCAGTACCAGTGATATGAATGAAGAACAGTACAACCAGTTATCAGGAGAGCTAGCTCTCGCTTACATCCGGGCGGGAAAAACACCGCCCGCCGGCTTGTTTCAACAAGCTGAAGCACAGAACCCGTTTGCGAAGTTCTTCGGGATGGGTGCACAGAAATTCGATCCCCTGGCGAGCGCCACTACTTTAGCCACAGCTCAACAGGGGCTTTTAGATATCACCAAACAGCAGAAAGAGGAAGCCGAGACTAAAGCTAAAACTGAAGCTGAGAAGACGAGCCAGCAGTACGCAGACCTGATCAAGGCTGGTGGTCTTGATCCCCAAAAAGTTTATGAACTCGGCCAAGTTCAGCAGCAGCTGGAGCGTGAGGGTCTTCCGTTTGATGTCATGCGTCAGCGTCTGGCTGCGGATGAAGCCACTCGTCAAACGACTCAGCAACTTGCAGCTACTTATCCGTATTTAAGTGCTGCTGGTCGTGAAGCTACTGGTCGTGCATTAGCAGCTAGTGAGCGCTACCTTCGTACGAAGGAGCAGATGCCCAGCAAGATCCAGGACATCATGGCCTCCAAGCAACAGCAGCAGTTAGCTGCTCAAGCCGGTGAAGCCGACCTGATGCGTGCTGTCGCTGCCCAACAACAAGCAGCCAAGCAATTTGCTGGCACCTTCGCTGGCAAATATATTTCTGCAGGCTGATCAAGCCACGATAAACTACTAAAAGCGAGTAACTCACCATGGGCGGCAGCAGACCTTCTCCATCCCCGACAGTCGTATATTCTCCTCCCCCGCCGCCGCCACCGCCGCCGACTCCTGTTCCTACCCAGTCGGTTCAGACTCAGGCTGCTCTCAACGAAGTCAGCGGTAAGCAAATGCGTCTCAACATGGAGTTGGGTGCGCAGCTTGACCGTACGAACGCTGAGTTCTTCGCTGGTCAAGACATCCGTCGTACACAATCTGCTGGTGCCGAACAGCGCCTGACGATTGGTAAGACTGCTGAGGAAGAGCGGGCAACCCGCGTCCTTGGTGGTGAAGAAGAGCGGAAAGGGATCGCCGCCACTGGCGTTGAATACCGTGCTGGTCTCGAGACCGCAGGTGGTGAAGAACGGAAGACTGCCTTGCAACAAGAGATGTTCCGGCGCTATAAAGAGAACCGAGACTACGAGCAAGCTCAACAGCAGTACCGGACATGATCGATTGGATTCAGTCTTTAACCGACAAAGACCGCGAATCCTTTCTCACATTCTGTAAACGGACTAGCTCTCCCATCCAGATGTACCTGTATGCCCGATTCCTCGGGTATATGGGTAGCATCGTGGAGTGCGATGAATGGTCCAAGAAGGAATTTAAGAAACGGGATTTTAGTGGCCTACTGGAGATGGAGATCGACAACATGTCGCAAGATATCTCCAAACTCAGAGATGCCATTGATATGGGCATGGTGAAACAAGATATGGGCACATCCCGTATTGCCATGCTCCAGAAAGAACTTCGTGGAGCAATCAAACAGCTCAACGACGAAAAGGTTCTTATGGATAAGCAAGGCCTCATCCTGGCAGGAGCCGATCGTGCTCTTAGAGAGATGCTGACGATCTTCCGTGACGATCCAATCGAGGGTCCACTCCAGGAAGCTTCGATGGGAGTCTGGACAAAGATTCTGCAGGAAGAATCGTAAAAATTACTGCGCTATGCTTCAGGCATGGCAGGCACCAGTATTTATAGCGTTTATCGCAGAACTGCGCGAGCAGCTGCACAACAACGCGTTGTTAAAAAGACGACTTCAGTTGATGTCGAGCGTGCTCGCGTAGATTTCGCTTATTTCTGTGATGTCGTTGGTGACAAACCACCCGCCCGTCACCACAAGGAATGGCACGAGTATTTGTGCACTGGCCAAGACACCGAATGTTTAATTGGGATCGGCGGACCCAACATTGATATCCTCGCTCCACGTGGTTCAGCAAAGTCCACAATCCTCGGTCTTTACACTGCGTGGGCTGTTGGCGTACACGCTCTTCACAAGAAACCGCTAAAAATCCTTTATATTTCTTACACGGTTGACGTTGCACGTCCTAAGAGTGCAGCGATCAAACGAATCATCGAAGAAAGTAAAACATATAAAGAAATCTTCCCAACAGTAAAGATTGCTAAGGGCATCAACTCCAACGAATACTGGAGCATTGATTGGAAGTTCGCTGGCATCAAGTCGACTGGTGAAGAAGAATTCACTGTCTGTTGTGCAGGTCTGAAGGGTGCTGTGACCTCGAAACGTTCGCACCTCTGTATCATCGATGACGCGATCAAGAGCGCTGACGATATCAAGAACCGGGACATCCGGGCTGCCATGGAGGATAACTGGAACTCGGTTATCGTTCCCACCATGTTTGAGGGTGGACGGGCAATCTGTCTCGGTACCCGCTTCCGCCACGACGATATTCACAACAGCACCTTCACGCCCTCCAACGACTGGGTGCAGATCGTGCAGTCAGCGATCACCATCGATGAGCATGGAGATGAGATCTCCTACTGGCCAGAGATGTGGTCCCTGGAGTACCTGCAGGATCGCCGACGGCAAGCACCAGTTGCATTCAGCTTCCAGTACCAGAACCAGATCGTTCAAACCAGTGAGTTGTCCCTCTCGCCGGACTTGATCGTCAAAGGAACCATCTCCACGCAATTCGATGCTTTGGGTGTTGGCGTTGACCTTTCGGCAGGTGTCCGGGAGCAAAACGACTTCACCGTGTTTGTGATGGGTGGACGCGTTGGAGACAAGATCCACATCATCGATTGCAAGCGCATCAGGATCATGGGCAACCTCGACAAGCTCGAGGCCCTGATGGAAATGATGGAAGAGTGGGGCATCGTCCACAAGGACGGCACTCAGTACTTCCCCACCGGCAGCAACATCGACATCTGGTCAGAAGCTGTTGCCTACCAGGCTTCCCTGGAGGCTGACTTCAAGCGCATCTGCCTGGGTGACCACGGGCTTTACAACCTGAACTGGCATGCGGTCAAAGGCTTCCGTGGTGACAAAGTCGCACGCTTCCGGGGCATCATGGGGATGTTCGAGCAGCGGAAGATCATCTTCAACAAGTACCGTCGCTTCGGTCCCTTGACGGATGAAATCGTCAACTTCGGCGTCAGCTCACACGATGACTGTGTGGATGCTTTGGTGTGGCTCTGCAACGGCCTGATGACCAGAGGCAAGTTGGAGCTTCAGTTCTAAGCTGACAGAAGATAAAGTATTTTGGACTTAAACTTAAAGAATCGTTTCCAATGTCCACCGGCTATTTCAACGTAGAGATTGAGCAGGACGCATATGGTTCTGCAGTCATCCCTCTCCCCGACGAGCTCTGCCATGACATGGCGCTTCAGCCCAACGAACGGTTTGAACTCGAAGTTGAGGATGATGTCATTACTCTCAAACGAATTGCTGCTGGCTACGATATTGAAGAATAATCCGAACCGTTAAGCACCCATGAGCGATAGTAAATCTATCCTTGACGCTATCCTCAAATCCGTCGTGAACCACGATGGTCAAGGTTCAGCGGACACCATGTTGGTCAGTTCGCACCTTTCCCAAATGAAAATGTTTGGGATTCGGCAGGGTGTCGAGTTCTACCCGGCGCAAGATAACTTCGGTACGCAGCGGTTTGACTTCATCCAGCAGGTCATTAAATTCAACAAGCTGGACGCACGCTTAGATGCGATCTGGGATCGCTTCCTTTCATACGGTAAAGGCCTCTTCTACATTCGCCCCACCAAGAAGACCTACCGTCTCTATTGGTTTGACCGAGACGCATATCGCACCTACTACTCACCCGAGGGTGATCTTGAAGAAGTAATCATCATCTACGCCTATAAGGTGAAATCCTCCAAGGGTTTCCGTGGCGTGGGCCTGAATACGGATAAGCGCTACATGCGTCTCCGTATCACTGCTACTGAGATCGAGGAGTATCACAGCGAGCAGGAAATCAGTTTCGACATGCCCGATACTGATTTCGCCATGTACGACAAGAAGGTCGTGGCAAACAGCATGGAGTTCATTCCATGCGTGGAAGTCTTCAACAATCCTGACGCTTTCGGTACCGACGGCTCAGGTGAGTTCGACGGTATTGCTGAGCAGATCGTCGTTCATGACGAGATGGTGAAGAACATCCGTGCAAACCTCTCGTTCTTCGGCAACCCGACACTGCTTTCCTCTCGTCCCAAGCAGGACATTATTGAGAGCGGTGATCAGGATGTTGCGCAGCGTCCAAGTATCTCAAGCCAGTCAGGTTTTGGTTCTGATTTAAATCTTTTCAGCTCCACCTACAAGCAAGACCCGATCACTCGCCAGGTCTCTGGATATAACGGTAAACCCGGTCAAGGCATGCGTGTGCCTAGGGTTATCGCCAACCTGGAGCCCACAGATCGTGTCGGTTTTATTACCCCGAACGCTGTAAGTACTGATCAGGCTCGGTATGCCGAACAACTTCGTAGTGAGATCCGGCTTGCCCTAGGCGGTATCGACGACCTTAGCATTACAAATGTAACTGCTACGGAGATTAAATCAGCCTATGGACGGGTAAGTGCAACTGCTAAGAAGAAGTGCTTGCAACTGTATACCTACGGTATTTGTAAGTGCTTCGAGCTAATGATCTTCCAGGAGGAGCAGATCTTCCGCAAGTCGTTAGCCTACGCGACCGGAATTAAGTATCCAGCTCCTCCTGACGATCTTGAAGACGAAGCTGCTGTCGCTAAGTACGAAAAACAAAAAGCGAACTATGAGAAAAAGTTACAGAAGGCCATTGATACGGCGCTCGAGACCAAAGAGATTCCTGATGGTGTTCTTGGGTTAGCGCCTGATGGAGATCGCCAGGTTGATTGGCGGTGGATGGGACCTGTTTATGAAGATACTGCACAGGATAAACTCAACCAGTCAATCTTCACACGCAACTTGCAAGAGTTGGGTGTTGATAGCATTGAAGCACTGAAGTATTTATTCCCTTCGAAAACGGACGACGAAATCGCGAGCATGCTCTCCGGTTTCCCGTTCCGAATGGTTGGGGAAGTACAGAGGGCCTACTCCGCATTTATTGATCTAGTCAATCAAGAGATGCGGACACCACATCCGCAGCAACCGAATCTCCCGATGGCTGCGGATCCGAGGCTTGACCTCACACCTTTCCTTTACCGAACTCTCGAAAGCCTACAAAAAGAGGTAACCTATGCAGGCCGATACCGCAATGCCGACCCAATCGGCACCCCAAGTATCCCCGACCCAGCCGAGCAGCTACGCGGCTCCGGCTCAGACGGCGGCTCAGGCTCCAGCGGTTTCAACCAATACCCAATGGGTGGCGCCTTACCAGCAGACGGCGGCCCCAGCCCCGCAAATGCAGGCCCAGATGGGGGTGACCGGGTACCAGTCAACCCCTACAGCGTCGTACCCCCAAGCACCCCAGGCGGCTCCACAAGCGGAGAACCCCTACAAGGAAGCGTTCAACAAGGTGGTCGGGCTCCTGAGTTCGCCCGTCCAATTCCCGTCCCTGGGTCAACAATCGATTCAGAGCCCTCAGGATCTCGGGCAGGCCAACTACGGTTCCCAACAAGCAACCCAGTTCAACAGCCTGGGGATGCAGACCTCTACGCCTGGGATCAACAACAGCCAGGCTTACTCGCCCAGCTCTTCCCAAACTTCGCAGGAAATCAGCCCGGAACAGCTCCTCGCCAACGGGGTAAGCGAAGCAAGTCTTGAAATCATTGACCACTTCGGTCCCGATGTTCCGAAGGTCCTCAATGACTACGCTTGTCAGATCGAAGACGCTCTGATTCAAACCAATCAGCAGCTGATCGAAGCCGTCAATCTGCTTCAGGAACTCTCCGCTGAGCACAAAGCTTACGAGACCATCCTGACTGATCCCGACGTGCTCGCTGACTACACCTGTGAGTTCTTCGGTGAGAACGGTCCTTATCCCGTCCCCGAAGAGCAAGCTGCTCCCGCTGCTCCTCAGGCTCAGGCCGTGGGTCAGCAGTTCCAGCGTCCCGTTGCTCCCCAGCGTCCTGAAATGCCTGCTCCCCCGCAGCCTCAGGCCCAGGGCAACCCCTCTGAGTTCTGGAACAGCTTCGGCAACCTGGCCGACCGCGACCCCGCTAACGCTTGGCGCTATCTGAACCAAGCCTCCGCTAACCCCGAGGTCTTCCGCCAGAAGATGCTCGTGATGGAGTGATAGCTTCAATACACTGAATGTAAAATAAGGGGTAGCAATGGCTGCCCCTTTTTTATTAACAATTTTTTGTTATGCCTTCCAAAAAAGCAAGCGCCAGAGAAAGAGCTGATGAGTTCCTTGCGGCTATCGGTACGGCAGGTGGTCCGGTTGGTTCTCCTGGCCTTGTTTCTTTTGGTGCTGGTGATTTAGCACGTCAGGTTCAGTCTGGCAATATCGATGAGTATGCAGCCATCCGTGCCACTAATGGACAGGCTCAGGTTGGAGATCCCAGAGCTCCTCAACCGCGTATGCCCCAGGACCTTGATGCTTCTTATCTGAAGTTGAATCTCCCTGGTTCGCCTCTGCCTCACAATGGTCTGCTGACTCCTCAATATCTTCGTAACGCTGAGATGGTCCAAGACCAGATCATGATGAACGAGCAGATGATGGCGTCTCAGTTCATGCCTCCTGTTGGTCAACTGCCGATGGGTATTCAACCTCCCATGCCCCAGAAAAAAGGACGCCGCTGATGGATTCCAAAAAAGCAAAGAAAGCTGTT